TAGTTATGGTGATAAGAATTATATTTCTATTGCCGATGTTCCTGCAGGTACTAATCCACCTAATACAACATATTGGAGATTAACTGAAGAACAAAATCTTAAAGATATTCTTGGTACCTATAATAGAAATATTGCAATTAATAATGCTAATCTTGAAGAGGCAAAACGTTTACTACCTAAATCAGGCTACGATAATAGTAATTTATACATTGTACCAACATACGGTGAATACAGTTCCGATGGTGTTCTATCAGGTAAGTACGATCAACCGGCCCCTCCTACTAACGTGGTTACAAGTGCGGCAAGTACCGGAGCACCTAATCCAGTAGTAGAAATTTTTACTAGTACAGAATATGTGAACGATAGTCCTTATCTACGCATACCGGCTGCAACAATTGCATTCATTAAAGATAACATTTTAGATGTAGCGTTCCCTGGAATTCCATCTGCACCTGTACCAACTAATGTAATTAATACTTCTGGTCCTACTCCTGTCCCCACTCCTGTCCCTACTAATCCAATAATGTTTTTGTCTGCAATGAGTTTTGCGGCACCAATGACAGACGGTGGATCTGGATCAGTACAAGCAGAAATGGTATTGACTATTGATAGTATGACGACTATCACCGGACCATTCGGTACTGCTGATAATACATACGCAACTGCTGACCAGAATCCAGAAGCACCTAACTTTACAGGTACAGAACCATACGGTCCAAATACTATGGACTATCGTGCTGACTGTGATCCTAGATTCCAATTCATTGCCCGTAGTAGTCCACGTAGCTTTGGTTATACAACAAGTTACTTGTCAGGTGATGGACAAGCACCAAATGGATTCCCAACAGGTGCAGGCATTAGCTTCCCGCAGAATCCACAAGTTGGAGATTACTTCTTACGTATTGATTATCTACCCCAACTGTTATATCGTTGGGATGGTCAGTTATGGGTTAGAATTAGTGAGAATGTACGTACGGATACTGGATTGATTGATGATGATAAGACACAAACAGCAAGCTTCATAAATAACAGCAACGTTACAGTAACAACGTCGGGAGCAGTAATTCCGCAGAAACAAGCATTGTCTACTATGTTGACGATTGCTCCAGATCCTTTACCACCAGTAGCATAATATGGCACAATTTTTTTACGATAATCAGATACGCAGATTTTTAATTCAGTTTGCAAAAATCTTTAGTTACTGGGAAGTGACTAAAGGTAAAGACCCTGCAGGAAATGAAATTCTTGTGCGTGTGCCTATCATGTATGGAGATAGTAGTAGACAAGCAAGTACTATCATTGCTAATAATAGTGGAAGTAATTTACCAAGTGCGCCGTTGATTACCTATTATATTAGTGGATTAGAGTACGACCAAAAACGCACACAAGACCCTACATATGTAGATAGAATCAATGTACGTCAAAGAACGTTCAATACTGAAACAGGACAATATGAAAGTGTTCAAGGACAAGCATTTACCGTTGAAAGATTAATGCCTGTACCGTATACGTTGCGTATCACAGTAGATTTTTGGACTACAAACTATCAACAAAAATTAGAATTGATTGAACAGTTGGGTACACTGTTTAATCCATCGATGGAGATTCAATCTACTGATAACTTCATTGATTGGACTAGTTTAAGTGTTGTATATCAAGATGGTTTAACATTTAGTAGTCGTGTTATTCCACAAGGTACAGGTAATCCTATTGATGTAATGAGTTGGAAGTTTTACATGCCCATCTGGTTAAGTAACGCGGCAAAACTTAAGAAGATGGGTGTTATTGAAAAAGTTATTGCAAGTATTTTCAAAGGTACAGCATTACAAGATATTCAAAATGATGATTTATTATTAGGCACTCGTCAAAAGATTACGCCATATGGATATAAAGTATTACTAATGGGTAACAGACTTCAATTGTTACCTGCAGACAATAATAGTTTTGTCAGTAATGTTGATTTGAATTATCCTGAGCCACCTGATACAAGTCTGTATTGGACAAGCTTATTGAATGTGTATGGTACAATAAGACCAGGCATATCACAAATATGGTTACAGAATCCCTACATGAATACTGACATTGTGGGTACAATTGTTCCTGATCCAACTGACGATAGATTATTAATCTATGATATTGATGTAGATACATTACCTCAAAATACATTGAGTCCAGTTACCAGTGTAGTAAATCCATTGATATCAGGACCCAATGCAGGATTACCCGGACCTGTTAATGGTGTTAGATATCTATTAGTAGAATCAGTTGGTAGTGAGGGTAGCCCAACTGTTGCGTGGGGAGCATTAATTGCAAACGCAAATGACATTGTAGAATATGATGCTGACTCTGCTTCATGGTACGTAAGTTTTGACAGTCAATTATCTACTACGGTTGAGTATGTAACTAACTTAACTACATCAATTCAATATCGTTACACACCCGATGGTGTTTGGATGAAATCATACGAAGGTTGGTACGCTCAAGGGGATTATTCTATCGTCATCTAATACTGTGATAAATCATAGTATGAGCAACACTAGCGCAGGCGTTTTCTTTTACTCTAAAAGAACACAACGCTATCTTTATCTATTAAGAACGGACAACAAAAACCCAGGCAACTGGGGAATTCCGGGCGGTAAGGTAGAAAACGATGAGACACTTATGGAGGGTGTTGAACGTGAGTGTATGGAAGAAATTGGTTACTTCCCAAAGAAAGCTAAACTAGTTCCTATACAGAAATTTGTAAATCACACATTCACATATCATACATTCTTTTGTGAAGTTGATAAAGAATTCACTCCTGTATTGAATGAAGAACATTGTGGTTATGCATGGGTAGGTGACAATCAATATCCCAAACCATTACATCCGGGATTATTTAATACTGTGAACTTTGATGTTGTGCAAGAAAAATTAAACACACTCACAAAAAAAGCGACCTAAGTCGCTTTTTTCATTTTAGCAATTTTGCTATCGTGTCGAATCCTAACGATCCTATTACAACACCTGCCCCCATCATCATCCAGCGCCATTTTTCAAGCGCAGAGATTTTGTCTGACATGGACTTATGAGCACCGGCACTAGCATCTTTCATTTCTTTGAGAAGCTGATGTGTATCTTCGTTGTTCCTCGCAATACAAGCATTTACATCTTTGATATCAGCTTTGATTTCGCTGATATCATTTGTGATGTTTTGTACCTGTACTTGAAGCACTGCGATGTCCGTTTCAGTCTTTGGCATTTTAATAGTTTTCGCTACCATCATGATTAAGCATTAGCAATCGTAACGATTGGGTTAGGCTGACCGTCGTATGTATTAGCGGCGTATGCTGTGTTGAATGTAGCGATAACATCAGGGTTAACGTTATAAGCAACCGCAGTACCTGTACCAGTACCTGCGGCAATAGCAAGGAATGTAACACCTGTCATATTAGATGCCGCACCACATACTGACCAATCCGTTGTACCACTAGAGTAAATTGTATACAATGTACCTACACTTAGTGAAGCGGCATCAACTTGCGTTGGGAACACTTCAGAATTGTAATCATTAACACTTGAAACAAATGCCGTAGCAGAGGCTGCATCAGTTGACAAGATATTCATTGTATTTGGTGTCAATGCTGTGTTAGCAACATTCGCTGTATAACATGGTGCGATTAAACCAGTTGTACCACCTTGTACTAGATATTTTGTCTTACCTTTTTGACGTACAATGAAACCTGCTTCGTCATTTGCATAGATGAATGCAGATCCTGAAGCAGCCACTGCCGCATTTGCAACTAATTCAACTACATCTTGTTGTGCGTCTGGTGTACCAGTAGCACTTGACAGGTCAACTTCAGCACCACCCAATGTTGTAGAAACAGTGAATGCAGCCGCGTTTGCAATTGCTTTAACGAAATAAATTTGACCAGATACTAAACCACCTAAGTTAGCAGTAAATCTTACCGTACCGTTAGCTAATAACGTTTGAGCATTACCTGAAGTACCAATGATGTTACCTGTATTTTGTGTGTTAGCAACAGCAACGGTTGTTAAGCCTGGAACTGTGTTTGCAAAACCTAGCGTAGTATAATCAGTTGTTGTACCATTAACGTTTGCACTTGCAACTTGAATTACAGAACCCACACTTAATGCGGTTGCTAAGTCGGTACCAATACCAGTTACATATGCAGTATCTGTAGCAGAATACAATGTACCAGTGCCATTAATACCAATAGCAACACGTGGTAGAACCTGCGAGCCAACGATTGATGTGTTACCACCAACTACACCATATGTGTTAGCGTTAGTTGCTGGAAAACCTGCACCACCTAGTGGGTTGTTGAAG